TTCTTTCGATCACATCAGCATATGCACCCAGGACGCGCAGTGCGCTAGCTTCATCGACTCCACGGGCCTTACACCCAGACAGAGTCTTCTCCCATTCATTATACCAAAACTTGTACTGTGGCAGCAGATTAGGGTCTGCCAGGAGTTTCCCTGTTGATAAAACGTTGTCACCATTCATTTCAGTTTCCCTCAGATGTATATAAAGATAGAGACGACAGTACAGAGTATCCACAGTACTGCCGCCTTAATAAATAATCCAGTCTCTTTCCAAAACATTCTAAATAGCATCACGCTCCCAAGCATCACAAGTCTCCCATGCAATTACGTAGTTAATACAACCGGACTGCCCCCGTACAGGCTTATGCCCGCACTGGAATATAATGATGGGGCAGGCATCGGTTTCTTTGTCCAGGATAATCCTGTGGCGGCAGTTCCCGCACACCTGGTCGGTATTGTCAAAGTGGTCCATTAATCATTCCTTCAATCATATCAGGAGACCATGGGCGTACTTCCCCAGTCTCATAGTTATAGTCCCCAGCCTGAAGGATGTGAGCCATCCTGGCCTGTACCAGGAGGTACTCCTCATCCACCTTCTTGCTGGCAAAGTCTACAAGGATATCCCATATGCCATGCATGTGATCCTTGTGTTTGTTGACGAATGCCAGGGCTTTCTTAGGCCCTATGCCTGGGATGCCCTTGAATCCGTCGGTACTATCACCAATCATGACCTGATAGATGAAGGACTTGAATGCATTAATCCGGTTCTGTTTCTTGATGATATGTTTTTTCGGATTATAAATGTGGGCAGGAACAGTAAGGAAGTCCTTGTCCACAGAGATGATCACAGACTCGCCATAGTCTCTTTCAGTAGCCCTGATACCCAAGGTATCGTCAGCTTCCAAACGCTCAATAGCGACCACATCATAGAGCTTAGCGCAGTGTTTCCTTAGATCTGCCAGGAGAGCAGGAGCGACAAGGCCCTCCCGGTTCATCTTATATGACGGAAGGAAGTCCCGCCTGAAGTTGTCAACACGTGACGTCGAGAAGTGTACCTCGATATGATCACAGTCGTTTAACTCTGCGTCTCTCTCGAGCGCCCTTTCAATGGTTGTCTTTGCCCCACCAAGGTCTGTGATTGGGGGTGCTTCAGGGTCAAATGGGTTCTTCTCTTGAAAGGCACAGGCGACGCTGAAGCACAGCCAGTCCCCGTCAAACATAGCTACTTTCATATTATCTCCTAATGGGTCTCTGCCCAGTTGTTACCAATCTTGGCTTCACCTTCAATTGGAATTCTGAATTTAAAGAACTCGCCAGCCTTCGGCATACACTCCTCACAAATCTTAGCAAGTTCTTCAGCTTGGTCCTCCCGTACTTCGAACTGTGCCTCATCATGGATGTTCAATACTGGTGTAGCGTCTAGTCCTCTCTTCTGGATCTCTGTCCAAACCTCAATCAACCAACGCTTCATGACCAGGGCACCTGCCCCCTGAAGTAGAAGGTTGAGAGCGGAATGCTCAGACCGTACCTTCATCTTCCGTCCATCCAGGCCCTTGATATACTTCCGAGCCTTGACAGCTTTGGTTACGTCTTCCTTCAACATTTTAATAGCAGGGAACTTCTTCATAAACTTGGCCTGCAGCCTTGCTCCCTCTTCTGCCCCACCATTAACAATCTTACCAATCTTGGCAGGACCGGCACCATAAAGCCAACCATATATAAAGGTCTTCGCCATGTCCCTCTCAGGCAGTCCAGCAGCCTCCTGGTTAGCCGTATGGATGTCCCCATGTAGGACGATATTCGCATACTCTCCCCCGTCATAACGGGCCAGGTAATGTGCTAGACAGCGTAATTCTAATCCAGAAGCGTCACATCCAACGAGCTTATACCCAGAAGGTACAGTAAACATGCTTCTGCATTCTTTTCCGTAGGGCGCACGAATAGCTGGAACTTGAGCCAGATTGGGATTGGAATGTGTACACCTACCAGATACTGCTCCTGCTGTGTTGATTCTTCCATGAATCCTCCCTTTCTTTACATTCTTGAGCCAGGCCTGATTACCATCAGCAATCTGACCAAGGCGTTTATTCACCAACAGAAACTCTAACAGTAGTTTAGTCTCAGGGAAGTCCGTATCGTTAAGTACAGCTTCGTTTAGTATCGCTGACCCCTTCTCCGTAAACTCTGCTGGTTCCCATCCATATTTAGCCATGAGTCTCTCAACGATCTGGATACGAGACCCAGGGTTGAACTCTTGAAATTTAATCTTGCAGTACTCGTTACCCTTAGCCAGACCAGGTATGAACTTTGATTTGCCTCTGGCTACATAGGGCTTGCCATTATTCACTGGTTTGCAGATAGGTGGAAATGCCCGCTGTAACTCATTCACAAGCTCTTCCTTACGCTCCCGTAACCGTACCATCAGATCTACACAGGCTGCTTCATCGAACTTCACACCGTGCGTCATCTGTACCTGGGCGATCTCAGCAAACTGACACTCCAGGTCTATCATTGTATCGGTAGATGCCTGCAGGATACGCTCATAGAGCTTCTCTAATACCACGACATCCTGTTTACAATACTCCGCCATCTCAGGCGTATAAACATCCCAGGCATTATCCTGCTTGCCATAATCACCCTTGAGTTCCCCAAGCCGGTATCCGTATGATTCCAGGCTATGTGAGCCTACGAGCCGGGGAGGGAGTGTACCTTTCTTCTTCCGTCCCATGTCTTTGAGAATGATGTCAGGCCACAGACCCCTTGCAAGGATCAATGTGTCGACTGTCACCCCCTTAGGGTTGAACCCAGGGAACAGTTTCTTCAAGGCTGGTACATCAAACCCAATTCCGTTATGCGCTACAAGCCTGTCCGCCTCCTCAAACAGCTGCAGAGCCGGCTTGAACGTAGTGTCTGCGTCGAAAATCTCCGGTTCCTCGTTCGACCCATACCATTTGAGAGCTATGCAGTGGCACTTCGTCATCTTGTCCAGCAGTCCGTCCGTCTCTATGTCGAATATCAGTGTCTTCATCTTTGGTTCTCCTGTCATCGTAGTTGGGTGAATCAATCAGCATAGCCAGGTTTGTCATGGCATGTTTAAGATGATTCATCCCTGATTCTGGGTCGTTAGTTTCCCCGTCCCAATAGGCCAGCATATGGCGCATTGCCGCTGCGTAAAGCCGGCTGTGGTCTATACCTTTGCACCAATTATAATCTCCGTATTTTTTTGCTCCAAACCCGAACACCTCAGCCATCCCTTTGATAGCTGAGGGCGGGACCAAATCCATCCGAGGCTTGTCCGTATCGTATTTAGTACCGCCCATCTCTCTTTCTCCTATATTATAAATGATTCCATCTAACCCCATCTATAACACTTAGCGTGTCCTTTGATTCATATTTCTTTAGTCCTCTTTGCTCACAGCAAGATGTATGTGCAGCCAGCTTTCTGATAAACTCACCCTTATCATAGTTGCAATCAGATGTCTTATACTCATTCAAGACTTGAAACCACCACAAACCTTTTTCACCACAGAAACAGCATGTCTGCCGTTTAAAGCCCCAAGATATTGCTGAGTCTGCCCATCTTGTTACTCTCCGTAAATGTGCTGTACGTCTCTCTGCTGTTTCTGTCGTAAAATTCTCATATGCTGTCATATTGCTGCTGTCATGCCCAGCCTTACGGTGAGCGTTCCATGCCATATGACCAAAGTATTTCACTGCGTTATATATAAGGTTACGTCGCCATGCCTTCACACCTGACTCTTTCATCAGGATGTTAAAGGCTGTGTCTGCATCTTTCTTCGTGAATCCCCATGAGGGTCCTACCCAGTACAGGGCATCATGCACTACAGCAGCACCGGTCCAAGGGCCAAGCTGAGGAACCAGACTGCGAGCCACTTGGGGGATACTGGCGAAGTCAGTTCTAAACCCCCTGGGTACGTATACCGTACGAGATATGATATCCCCAGGTAAACGGAATTTAGCAGCCATATTACGGTGAAGAACAGCGGTGCACCCGTCACGATTAAACTTAACATAAAGATCTCCAATCATCTAATGTATCTCCTATATTTTTCAATGAATTTATCCACTGTGCCTTTGCCAAGCTCTGTGTTATAGACTCTCTTCCAGTTTCTGGCATACTCTTCCAGGCTATCACCCCAGGCATTGTACCTATCATAATGCAGATAGCAAAACACAATCTGAAGCTCCCGACTATCCAGGAACTCCTTGTCGGTGCAATCTACAGGCCCTACGTTTTTCTCGATACGCTTCCTCAGCTCTGGGCGATACCGGAGGTAATTATCCACGATATCCTGCCTAGTGGCTGTTTCCATCTGGAAGATCCCAAGTGCCGGACCTCCGCCTAGCTGCCGCTGATAGTAACCGAAGTTAGACTCAACGGCAGCAGTGCCTAGTATCTGATTCACGTGGTGCTGACCGTGAGGTAGACCACTTAACCAGAGTACAGCCATAATCAGGTTGCCTAAAGACATGCTGCACCCTCCTCTTTGAATGCAAGGCTATATTCACTGTAGTGTACCTTGATGCGTTCGTGACAGGCAATGCACAGGTTAAGACTCTTACTCGCCCCGCCATTCATGCTTCGGATAGTAGACACTCTCTTACCACACAGGTCACATTTGAATTTGTTATCTTTGTCCCAAGTATACATAGTATCTCCTTAAAAGTCTGTAAAGTCGTCCGGGTCACCTTCTTTGACTTCATTAACAAAGGGTGTCGATTTGGCTACCGCTTCCTCAAGCCTACCGGTTTCAATATTAAACTTCAGGTTGAAGGTCTTCCCTACAGCCTGTCCAGTGTATCTATCCTTTAGAATACGGAACACCGAAGTGTGCCTGCTATCCTCATCCTCATCCTGCTGGTTCCTCTCTAAGGCGAACAGTGCATCTGCCCATTGGCCGATAGCTCTTGACCCACGGAAGTTCTTGATTGTCACCCGACCACCTTCTTCATGGGATTTATCCCCACTGGCAGTGGATAGGTGACTGATCAGGAACAGTGTGAACTTTAGCTCTCGTACCATAGATGCCAGCTGTGTCATGATAAAGTCTATCTCCCTACGCTCATCCAGCTTAACATCTCCTGTTGTCAGAGCAGCCAGATGATCAAGAAATATATACCTAACCCCACAACTGACCACCAGATATCGGATGCGCGAGGCGATCTCCGCAAAGGAGGTACTTCCGAAGTGGTTGAACATAAATATTCGTCCAGCTCCGAAGACCTGGTCGAAGTGTTTCTTTCTGGTTTCATCGTCGATCTCCTTTCCTGGTATATGTAGCATCCTGTTAGCTGACAGGCTCATCATACTGAGGGCTGTCATATTGTTCTGTTCTTCAAGGAAGAGTAAGCCCACCTTCTCCTTGTGTTTGTCAGCCAGGTGATACGCCACCTCTTTGAAAAGTGTAGTCTTACCCAGGCCTGTACCAGCACCTAGGACATAGACCTCACCGAGCCTTATGCCATGCATGTAGTTTGTAAGTGACACCCAAGGATAGGACAGACCCATCTCAATAGGTTTCTGTACCTCTTCCCAAAGGTCCATTCCATTCACAATACCTGAGGGTATCCACGGCTGTGCATTCCACATAGCCTTGGTGATCTCCCCTCCTTTACCGGCTACCAGGCATTCATTGGCATCCTTAAGAGGCAACTCAGCGATATGTCCCTTGCCTGGTGACAGGATCTTGGCACATTCACTCGCTGATTTCCTCCCGGGTTCATCCATGTCGAACATGAAGATGACCTTCTCAAAGGACTCCAGGTACTCGAGGTTCTCTTTGATAGCCTTAGGACCATTCTGAGCGCCATGAGGTAGGCTTACCACAGGCCATTTGTTATCCTGGGTCTGGCTTACTGACAGAGCATCGATCTCCCCCTCGGTTACCACGATCATCTTTCCACCTGGCTTCCAGAGGTGCATACCATATAGACCAGGGTCATTACCCCCTAGCCATTTAAAGTCCTTATCCTTGGTGCGGATCTTCTGGCCCATCAGCTTACCGTCTTTATAATAGGAGGCAATCTGGACCTTCTCACCGAACATATCACCAACCTTGTATCCCCACTTCTCACACGTCTCCTTGGATATTCTCCGTGCCTTTAGTTCATAGGCTTTCCCGCTTACCGGGCTGAAGTCCGCTTTCTTTTCCATAGGTCTTTCCCTTTCATTTGTAAACTCATGAGCGCCACAAGCGAAACAATATTTGTGATCTGAATAGACACTCAATGCATCCGAGCTTCCGCATGCCTCGCAGGGAAGGTGGACCTGTAGCGCTCTTTCATCCTCCATGTTACCTCCTGTATTTATCCATATTCATCGGAATGAACTGTGCCTCTTTACCGCCCCTAATGATCCCACAGCCAAGCGTAGGCTTGAACTTATAGTTAGATCCATACCTAGCAGCGTAACTCTTTACATCGATGCCACAGCCCCCGTTAAGGCCAAATATGATGTCCTTGTTGGATGCTATATAAAGTACACCACCATAGCTGTGAGTGTGACCAACGCATACAGACTGCCGATAAGCCAGAGCCAGGTTCTTGAAGCCATACATACCTCCTGCACCTAATCCATGTTCATAAATGACACCATCAAGCTCATGCTGAGGCGCCCACTTCCAACCTGAGGGCAGGCCGTAGACATCATTCAGACTACGGAGGTATCTCTCAGGAATACCAAGCTCTTTAGCCTGGCGTACCGGGATAGCATCGTGATTACCTGTGCAGACCAGGACTTCGGGAAACTCTTTACCCCACTTCTCAAGGTTACGGATAGCCAGTTCCAGCTCATCAATCGGGTTGAGTGCATCAGGCTCTGATACATGACGGCTGATGAAATGATGATCCACCAGATCCCCACCGCATACCACCTTGTTCACTCTGTGTGAGACAAAAGTGTCTCGTACGAATTCAAAGAACCGGGGATGTGCTGCAGGTTCATGGATATCGGTGAAGAAGCCTACTACTGTTTCTTTAGGTGCGGCAGGTGTGAAAGATCTGCGTACGTGATTGACCATCTGTCTCGTACACTTAGCCTTAGCTGCCAGGGTTTCAGTCGGTGTATTCGGGTCCAGGGCGAGCATAGCTGTGATGTATTCAGTCTTATTCATGTTAAATACTCCTTTTAAGTTCGTCTACGATTCTTTCTCTACTGTAGTTACCACCCAAGTATGCCCTGGCATGTAATTCCAGTACGTCCAGTATATCACGGAACGAGGCATTGGTTTTAATGATAATGTCACCCTCACACAGGGATTCCATGTGTCGCTCTTCTCTAATCAGTTCAGTATCCATTATTTCATTCCTTTCAAGGTTCTAATGATTTCCATGTATTCCGTCTCGTCCTTCTTCTCCTCAAGCCATGCCTGTGGGATGCACTTGTCAGCATATATAAATCCATGCTTGTCACACCACATTGCATACGTAGTCTTGGATGATTTGGAGAGCTTATTCCTGCTGGACATGAACAAGAACCTTATGTCCAGTTGAGGGTACTGCTCTTTTATATACAGATGTTTCTTCCGATCATCTGATGTGAACATCCCCTTGGCTTCGATGATGATTCCATTCTCAAGTAGAAAGTCTGCCAGGTATCTATGATTAGTCTCTGGCTTAACGTATCTGATCACGTTCAATGGTCCTTCGTATGAGAATTTGACCCCACTATCCACAAGCTGCTGGTTGAGAATCATTTCAAGTTTAGATCTAAATCCGAGTGCTGCTACTGCTCTATCTGGTATATGGTATTTAGCCACCGTACTCTCCTGTTGTAAATGCCACATAGTAACTGTCCCAAATCTCTGACCAGTTACGGGCTATTAATAATGGTACGCCAATCCGCTCTGCTATCTCTTTAGGTTCGGCTCCTTGTTCCCACATCTTATATGCCATGAAGCGTCTCTGCGCCCACGTCACCTGATCACCCTTGAAGAATAAGAATGACATGGCAGATACCACGCCACTCTCAATCTTCATAATAGCAGGGTGGAACCTGTGACGCAGGTAGAGACTCAACGGCCTGCTACCTGCATCAACCATATGTCCCCCTTAGAAGTCGATGTCGTCGTCTTCCACTGTTTCTTCTACATCGTCATCATCACTTCCTTCAAACGGGTTGGTTTTCTTGTTGGCTGCGGTGAACCCTTCAGTAGCTTCGAACGGGTTATCAACACCGCCATCACCGGAAGACCGTTTGACCAGGTCAATCACCTGAACCATCTGAAGCTGCAGGGTGATACCAGCACCGAGGGCAGCAACGCCCCAAGCATAGGAATCATAGGCTACCTTAACAACAGAGCCTTCACCAACGGCAATGTACTCAGTGATAGGCTTGTTAGCAGCATCGAACAGCTTAACATCCTTCTCCCATACATCCCCCTTGCGGGTCACGATGCGGGCTTTCTGTTTGAACTTCACCACCAGGGTCTTGCCCTCGATGGTGTAGGGCGGGTTGGCTGCTCTCTTAACACCTTTCGCATTTTTGAGAGACTCTGCCATTGCGTTGTCGATCTCTTTCTTCATCTTCTTGGCATCTTCACCAGTAAATGCTACCTGGCAGGAGAACACTCCGTTGTCATCAAATTTGGTAGAGGGTTTCTCGATTGCCACAAAGCCGGTCAGTGTTCCATTCGGGGTTACTTTCATTTTAAAACTCCTTGTATTAATTAACCTTATTTTGAAAAAGGGGTAACAGAGGTGAGACCATCCCACCCCTGCACCCACATTGTAATGCCTAAATTAAACGAAATATGATCCAGAGAACAGTAGGAGCAGAGCGCCGCTACACTGTGTATGGGCGATATTCGATAAATTACCTGTTGATGCGCTGTATGTTCTTATATCAATAATGGTGTTTCCGGTAAGTGTCCTGGCAAGAACCTGAGAGCCAGCATGGGTAAACCCACCACCGAAGAACGAAACAGCGGCCTGAGTCCCCCCTGGCGAAAACGGTAGTCCTGATATGTACAGATTACCAGACGACGTCCCTATTGAGGAGGTTTCAATTTCAATACTGAAGTGGACAATATTTCCCACTTTAGTATAAAGGCCAACCTGTCTGGTATATGTAATACCACTTGTGCTTGTACTAAACTCCACGTTAGGCGTGAACGTACCCTCCTCATAATCATCCAGAGTGTTAGCATCAGCCGAAGGATTCTGCGTAGCAGGAAACTTGATCTGTCCCTCGTCTGCATCCAAAATACCATATATACGGGTTAGGGTTGTATTTGAATTACCAAGCACTGTGGTGTTAGCGCCAAGACCAACAGCAGCAGTGCCAATAACAATCTGGTTGGTATCAGAATCGTTTAAGGGCTTTGTACCCGCACCTATAAAGATACTACCAGATGGGTGGAAGTTTGGGTCTAATGCAGACGTAAGTGCCCCAGCGTTATACCCCACAAACACACAATTATCAGAGTCAAGCTGAGGAGCTCCAGCGAAGGAACCGATTGATGTATTCTGTATCCCAGTAAGCATAGAAGCCGAGGCTTGATTACCAAAAGCTGCGTTATGGTTTCCGGTCAGTAATGATACAAGAGACTCATATCCCATAGCTGTACTGCCGTCCGCAGTGGTTGTCAATCCCAAACTGTAGTAACCTACACCAGTATTACTGGTGGTGCCATTCATCGCACTGCCAGAATTGAAACCAATTAAAGTATTGTAGTTACCGTCAGCTAAAGCCGTTCCTGCATTTGTACCAATCAGGACGTTACCATCGCCAGTGGATACCGCTTCACCTGCGCTGTGTCCTATTGCTATATTGTCATCACCCTCCGAAGTGCCATAGAGGGCGCTATCACCAATGCTAATATTACGCTGCCCGGAAGTAACATTATAAAGGGCTGATGTTCCGATACCGATAGATCTACTAACAGAGGAAGCACCCCGCCCCGCATTGACACCAATTAGAATCGCATTGTGTGCTGTAGTTGTTGCATTACCAGCATATGGACCAATAAGAATAGTGTTTACATCATCAGTGAGGTTCTGTCCTGCATATGAGCCAAGGAATACGTTATCTGATCCATTGATTAAAGCTGACCCACTCTCTCTACCAATAAGGATATTTCTGAAGCCAGCCTCTATGTGATGGCCAGCGTTGTGTCCAAGCGTCGTATTAGATGCACCTATAACAGTTGTAGATAGTGCATTCCCACCGATGGCCACATTACCTGAACCCATAGTGCATCTTTCACCTGCAGATTTACCAATAAATACGTTAAATGAACCTGTCACTAAGTCTGAACCAGCATTTTTACCTAAGGTAACATTGTTGTCACCAGAAAACGTATAAAGCCCAGAGTTTTTACCTATATACTGATTCTCTAGTGGGTCATGAACTAAAATATGCGCAGCTTCTGTGTCATTTTCATCATCTAAAACTATGATGGGAGTAGCTGGACTCAAAGACCACATCCTACAGTAAAGGAGCTTTCCGTCAAATCCGTCATGGGCTGTTATAGTAACGGTTACGGGGCCTGAGAAGTATGCTTTTAGTCCTCCAGTGTAATATGCATTCTGATCAATCCGGTAATCGTCCTCATCTACTGGGGTAGTGTAGGAGCCGACTGAAACCGTCAGATATCCAGTAGTCCTGTCAGCTACCTCAAACTCTCCGTAATATACATACTGATCTATAACATTAAAAGTCTGTGACAGCGTAGTACCAGCAGATCCATCAGCAGACCCATCATAATCAGGAGACCAAACCCAGTCTGTGGTGTCCCACTGAGACAGATCAGCTTCGAAGTTACCATTTCCAATGGTGGGGTACTCAAGCGCTGAGACTGTCTTCGGGCTGCTAAACTCCCCAGGCCCTACGGCACCACCACCATCACTGGATGCGAGCATTCTCCATTTACCGACAGTACCATCGCCGTCCTCATATTGAACAAACGATAGTAACTCTCCTGCCGTTACGGTGTGATCTTCACCACCAGGCAGGTCTAAATAGGTTGAGTCATGTGTTAGCGTTGGCGTACCAGAGAATCTAAGGATGAGCTGTTGACCAGCCTTCATATCCTCTATACGTGTAATTGTTGTATCCCCTGACACATTGAAATAATCTCCGTCATGTTCAAGTGGTAGGGTAGATGCCGCTACTGCATCAGTTCCCACTCTGTAAGTGGGCTTATAAATTAAATCTCTGTACATGGTTCATCCTCCTTTCGTTGGATTAAGCCACGGTAGCATTGGTATAGATAACTCTCCAGGCAGAGCCGTCCCACATAAGCAGGGCAACCTCACCAGTAGCATCAAATGTAATTGTAGTCCCATCTGCAAAGTTGATGGGAGTAACAATAAGGTCATTCGTATCTTTAGTTTCCAACTTGATAGCCTTGATCTGTCCTGCTCCTACACCATCAGCGAGAGTAGCTGTAATATCCCAAATGGAATTGGTAGTGTATCCATCATAGATACCTTCAGAGCTAATAACAATAGAACCATCTGTAGCCGCATGGGACTCCCCACCAAGTACAACATCACCATCAAAGGTAGCGGTACTCGTTACTTCTATGGTTGAACAGGTCAATTTACCAGTCTGTGTAGTAGCACCAGTAACTTCTAATGTACCTGCAATAAGGGTATTTCCATTGGTAGCATCTACCGTGAATTTATCTGTGTTAAGGGTGATGTCAGAAGAGGCACCACCAGTGATACCACCTGTAAGGGTGATAGATGTACCTGAGAAAGCTCTGGTAGATGTAAGGGTGGTGCTACCATTCCAGGTGAGACCTACGTCTACACATGCCCCAGGTGAAGCATCGTTTACTGCTACGATCTGATAAGCCATGATTTAAAACTCCTTTATAATAATGATAATGATTGATTACGTGAGTGTCTAACTGAACACGTGAGTGTCTAAGCGAACACTGGCGGATGTAAAGCCTTCCTCTTTGATACAATCTGATTGTACCATAACTCCTGACCATCATAAGTGAGACCAAGGTTATCATAGAGGAGCATGTGCTTACTATCTCTATTGGTGATAATCAATAGGGTATTACCATCCCCACTGAAGTTAACCTCAGACCCAGCAGCTGAAGGTTCAAAGATATTCCCTTCTAATATGGTAATAGCATTGGTATCATGATCTGCTACATCATCCAATGAGACCACACATGTACCTGACTGTGCATAGAGACCAAGATACTTCCTACCTCCATCCTCTATTTCATACTTTACACCTGATGCTGTTCCTGTTACTGCCTTAGTTACTAATGGCTGTGACATGGGTATTCACCTCCTTTACTATAGTGTTATGTGTTGTCTTTCTTTTTAATAGACCTATGATCACCCTTATGTGATCTATCTAGGCTATCTTCACATGTAAATCTATGTGGACAATCCTCACAACACCCATAACATACCCAGGTATCTTCATCTATACTATCATACCATCCCTCATCTATAAGGTAGTTTACCATCATCCATCTCCCTCTTCATAGCATATACCATTCTCATCAAACTCATACTTATCATCATCACTCTTATCATCATCATCATCCTTACTCTTGGTTCGTGAGAACTCACTGGTCTTACCCTCTAATGTTCTAATATCATCTCTTAGTTTATTAATTATTAGTCCCTTCTCCTCTATGTCATACTCGAGTCCAGCCTTGGTCTCATTGAGGAGTCTCATTGTCTCCAGGTCTTGATGGAGTCTGTTCCTCAGGTGGGTTATCATAGCCTGTCTCATGTCTGGTGTTATTTCCATGGTGTGTCCTCCTTCTTTTGAGTTTAATTTAGGTAGGGGTTGTGTTGGGTTCCCTACGTTAGTCCAACATCTACGGACAAACGTGCTGGATTATGAATTAAATGTGGTAGTTGCGTGCCCGATGGGGGGGTGTCAACAAATAGGCTGAAACGCATGTATTTATAGAGGTACATGTGAGACAGTTTTGTTTCCCCGATAGGGTGTGTGAGACACACATGCCTCAGGTGAAAAACATTTAGAACACAACTATGCACCTCTCCACCCCTACCTTATATACACCCACTCATGCCACACCCACACCTATACCCCATAGCACACCCAAGCACCGCGTAGTGCAACGAGCACCAGGCCCCCCCCCCCACCTGCCTACAATCAACGGGGGGACTCATTGGTACTATCCCTCTCGCTCGGGTGCAACGTGGCTGAGATCGAGTGTAAAGGGCCAAAATGGGCGGATTTGAAAAGGGTTTTGACAAGTCGAGCCTGCTCTATATCCTTAGGTAGTGCTCACACATTTTTGGTAAACAAAAAACCATCTCAACCGTCAAATAAAACCCCATCCAAAATTTCTTCCAAACCCCTAAAATACCCCCTAAAATCCCATTTCAGCCCTCTCCCTATATAACCATACCAACCCAACCCCTACCTCTCTTAAATCGCCTCTAAGAGCCCATAGGTTCAATTCCATCTATTTTGTACTTCTTACGCATTCCAAACTCTGCTCTCTTGCTATCATTCCAGTTGCTGGTGGGTGACATATACCCAACTACCCTGCTATACACCAATATCGGTGGATGTAGCTTCCTATCCTTCTTAAAGCACTCATCACACTTACACAGCCAGGGATCGTTAGTCACCCACATAGGCTGTTTCTTGTACAATGCTCCTCCCTCTACCTCTAACTCAGTGGGGCTTGTCCTGGTTACCATGATATCCACATCTTTCTTACAATCATGGCAGGTCATTAGTAGCTTTGCATACTGGTGATTACCTATCATCTCTGATAATGCTTCCATATCGGTCATTTTGAACTCCCTTTTGAAAAAAACGAGGCTGTCGCAGTGAAACGAGTCCACATAATGCCCCTAAAATTAATTTTCAGCCCTTACCCTATACTAAGGTATCAAGCAAAAAAAGGCCCCTTAGAACGCAGATTATGAGTCCACGCCCTAAGAGGCCCGTTGTACCTACCTATTACCAGTCTTCCTTAATACCCTTCACATTATCTTCGATCTCATGAACAGTATCCTCAAGATTCTGGCTCGTTTCCTTGAGTTCCTTACTCTTGTTGGCTGCCTGTTTGGCTGTGTTATTAACAGCGTCCAAGATCTCGTCAGTGTGTGACAGTGCTTCTTTTACAGAACTAATCTTCTTTCCCATTGTTTTGTTTCTCCCTTAAGTCCATGAGAGCCAGCTTGATCCAACTCAGATCTGTAGCTATCCTCTCGTTCATAATTCCCATGTCTTGGGTTCTTTCATCAATCCTATTGATCTTCTCCCCAATCTCCGATAACCTAACTTCATGCTGATGCACCGTGGCCGTTACGTCACCATAGTTGGCTCCGCCTAATATGAGTGAGCCAACTATGGTAATTAAAGCTACGAGTGGTGCTAACCATTTCACTTTCTTTTTCATCTCGTGGCCTATGTCTCCATTTATAATGCTTCGCAGACAGTCAATTCTGCCCAATACGACTTTCTCAATCCATAATGGTGTCTCCCTATTAATACAGCCAGAGTCTTGAACTCAGACAAGGTCTTCTGGATAACATTCCCGTCCATGTCAAGCATGTAAACGGGTTCATCAGGGTCTTCATTATGAAGGGTAAGGGTAAGACACAGGTCAATAACGCCTCGTTCATTACAGAAGTATGTATGACCATCTGTATGTTCATAACCCTCTTCGAGAGCCGCTTCATATAAAGCCTTAGCATTGATACGGCACTGCTCCTTAGCCTGGTCAACAGCGATCTGGGCAATAGCAGCGTCAATCTCCGCCTGTGAGGGATATGGTCTTTCATCAGTCCACTGGAAAGAATCGTACTTGTATGACCCAGTAAAGCTGGGGTTGGGCACAAGCATATTCGATACAACGAACCACTCTATATCTGATATCATTTTAATCTCCTATGCAACCTGAGTCATTAAACAACTTAGGTATACTTCATCCTTGCCATCCTGGTTAGTAGCAACCCCCATTCCAGAGTTTACCCGGGAGACAGCACTGTATTGTCTAAAGCTAATGTCAAGACCCCCTTCAGGTATAACAACTGTTGTTGAAGTGGAAAAGGGTATATTTATCACTCCAAAGTAACACTGCCCAAGGACAGCAAGATCGGTCGTATTGGTGCTATCATACAGAACAAACTTTGTGTTCTGAACGTTATATCCGTTTAGAGTCACCGTAATTATATAGGTGCCAGCAGGTACCGTGATCTCATTACTATCCAAAGTACATCCTATATTATCGTAATCCTCAGTATTTATCGGTCTAGTTGTCCAGGTGTTCTGCGTCACGCTACCACCCTGCGTACCAGCAGATACGACATAGGTATACAGGGCGTACTTAGGATAACCTGTTACAGAAACACCATCAACCGTCAGGGTTCCATCGATTACAGTATTACCAGTAGCAGCAGCCACAGTGAACTTGTCTGTGTCTACAGCGATTCCACCATCTAGGTTGGATGTGCCAGTTACAGTCAGGTCATCACCCACATAAGCGTCCTGACAATGGATCTCTGCCCAAGTATAGGTAGCTGACCCAAGGTCTCTGGTACCATCCGCATCAGGAATGATGTCAGAAGCTAGGGCATCGTTGTTAATCGATTCCGCATACGCCTCAGCATCATCAGCAGAGCCAGAAGCATCATCAGCATAACCAGAAGCATCATCAGCATAACCAGAAGCTTCAGTAGCAGAATCAGAAGCTTCAGTAGCAGAATCAGCAGCTTCATTAGCGGAAGCCTCGGCAGCCTCAGCGAACGCCTCAGCATCACCTGCCTGTGAATCCGGGTCGTACGTTGACATCTCCAAACCTGTCCCAGCTGCGTTTATCTTCAACGCCCTGGAAGCGTTGGGGGTAAATGTCGGGTCAAAGGATGCGTCATATGTAGCCAGCTTGACCGTCTTACCGAAGGTCGTAACCAACTCAGAGACCATGTCATCCAATTTGTTATACTCACCATTGATAGCGTCTGCCTCGAAGGCACCACCGTCAGTAAAGGTAGTGTCCCTTGCTATAATGGTATTACCGGTGATTGTGATTACATCATCCAGGGTGGCACCACTGTTCAATACAATGGTACCCCCCGCTTCCTCACCAGCATCAGTTACAGTGTAATCAGTCGTAAGTGTCAGTTCCACTCCGTTCTGCTGGACAGTCACTTCATCATCATCATAAATCTTGAACGTATATGTGAAGGTAGTCTGTCCGGCAGAGGCAGTGTACTGATCTACACGAGCGTCACCTGAGATCTGTGCCATATATTATTCTCCTCTTAAAGCTCTCTGTTGATCTTCTTTATTTGCTCGGATTCTCGCCATGAGATCCGGGTTCTCTAGCATCATTTTCTTACGAGCAATCTCACGGCTCTTGGTTATGATCCGTTTAATGTATAACGCCTTCTGTCCATCAGGTCCATCAGTCATGTTCTTGAAGGCCCCACGCTTGTACGCTATGTCAATCCTACCCTTGGCCAGCTTACCGGCGTACTCGCTGTACTCTGAATACTCCTCATTGGTCAGGGGGATGCCCATCATGTTACGAGAAGGCAGACTTACCGGGATATTGTTCTCAGCGATCATCTTGTTCACTGGGTCCGGGTCTGCCTCTTTGATATTGATGGGTGACATAGCTTCTAAAGCAGGTGCAATACCATGAGTGTACTTAATTGGGTCACCCCAGATATCACGCCTTGGTGGTGCATCTTTACCAAGACCAGGGATTGCATCCTGCGCCCTCATGAAGGACGACTTCAGGAAGCCATTCACGTCATCGGCCTTGTAGTCTCTGGCGGTTGGGTCGAGGAAATAGTTGTTCACCCGACGACCAGCAGCAGAGTAGACAGGCTGAATAAGCCCACCAAGCTGCCGTGAAGCAAAGGATTCCCATCTGTCTGGAGAGTTGGACGTCACAACTTCCACAAACTCTGTGATCCCAGATAAGAAGGTTTTATTAGTTAAGTTCCGGGAGAAGGCAGCCAAGCCAGCTGCTACCAGCTCACCTGAATCATCCTCTCCCATCTGTCCCATTATCGATCCCATGTCAGCGCTATATCCAATCAGCGTAGAGATGGGTTCCAGTCTTTCATATGATATATACTTATCTCCGACTTTAACGGAGTATGGTTGCCATCCAGTTTGTTCCAGTGCCATCCTTTCCTTGTAGTCGGAAGGACCAGCACCTGTGAGCCTGCCATCCAGCACCAACGGTGTCATTGACCCCATCAGTAGTGACCCGGCAGACATACGAGCCAATGCTTCTGCTCTCTGAGATCCGCCAGCTTTAATCGCTGCTCTTACGTCACCCATAAGCAGGGCAACAGGTGTTCTCTCGAACCCGTATGACAGGATGTTAGCCGGTGTCCTTACAAAAGGCATCAGGTAACGCCCACCAGGGGTTGCAGTCCTCAACTCGTTGATCTTTCCAGCGAACTCCCCTGCCTGGTTCGTAAAGGTCTGATACCGGGCAAAGTCTGAAGCCACATCTGTCATGGCTTCGGTCGGGTTAGCTACGAGCTGTGCCACACGCTCCTTAAACTCCTTACCTGTCAATCCTTCTGACAGGGCCTGACCGGCTGCTTTCTCATTAAGCATCATGCGGTAGTTGATACCCTTGAAGAACAGGTCACCCTTTTCCAAGGCCCACCCGGGCATACCGATGATACGACCCAGGTAGTCCAGACCTTTACCCATCACTGAGTCAGGCTGTTTCCCCCAGGCAGCAGCTGAGATAGCATCTACATCACGCTCAAGTTTGGTTGCCCCCATCAGGGCGTCGTTCTTCACCTTACCGGACATGAGCTTCATACCATCCACAACACCACCGAAGAAACCAGCTGCTCTGGCATTAGCCTGAACAAAGGATTCCCCACCAGCGCCCCGCATAGCATCGAAGCCAGCAGTAAGGTAGCGCTCAGGGATAGCCAGCATAGATGTAGCCATGTTGGATGTGACGTTGGCAAGATGGGTAGACGGGGAAGACAGCAGCCCATTGATCCATACCTGATAGTATGAGTCAGACCACTTCTTCGTCAGGCTGTCA